CGATGACGGTCTGAAACGTGCCGCCTTTGTCAATGACCTTGGAAAAATTGTGCGTGAAGGGTTGTGCCGTCTGCGGTAATGCAGGATCAGCAAGCCACGTGACGAAAATGATCGCAGCGATGATAAGAAGTCCGAGACCCCAAACACGCATCATGTCAAGCACCATCAGCCGTTCGATCCCGCGAAGCAAAAATAGTTGACCTTGTTCGATGAGGTCGCCGTCTGCACCAGCGTAAGCGCCGATGCCGTGACGGTGTACTGCATCGATGCGATGTTCGTCTGCCACGTCACGACGCAATTGGGTGCGTTGAGATAGGCTTGCGCGAACGTCGCTGTGCACCCCGTCGGAGAGCCCGTGCCCATCGTGATAGTCCCGGAGACATCGCTGCCGGAAACGGAAGGCGACGTTCCGCAACTCGTCAACGTCGGCGCCGCTCCAAGCGAGCGAATGTGCACGAGGTTGTCGAAGTAAAGATTGGGGATGCCGAGAACGGAGATTTGCGCGAACTGACTGGCGTTCGCACCTTGCGTCTGTGCGGAGAATGATGTGCCGGCATCGCCGAGAATGCCGGTGCCGAGCCAATTCGCAAGATGGGTCGGCGTACACGGGTTGCAATTGTACTGGGCCGATTGCGCCTTGGCATCGACGGGCAGCCACAGCGCGAGGCAACACGCGAGAACGACAAGAAACTTTTTCATAGCTTCCTCACAATAGTGTTCACGGCAAGAACGAAGAGCGCGTAGACCGTGAGCGAAACAATTTGGTGCACATTAGGATCGGGGGTCGATGCCCACAACCACCATGCAGACGAGACGGTGACGATCGTAAAGAGATCGGCGATGGCAGCGATGGCGCGCTGACTGAGGGCGCGTAGCGCCAACATCAGCATGTTCTCGGCGACGACGTCCTGCTTTTCCGGCGGCGCTTTCAGCGCGAAAGGACCGGCATCATCATCCTCGACGACTTTGAACTCCGTTTTGGCCATGTAAGCTACCCGCTAATTCGTGGATGGTGGGTTCCCGGTCTTCGTCATCCTCATCGGAGACGAGCGGTTCCTTGCGCAGCAGCGCATAGTACGCGGTTACCACCTTAAAGGCTGAGGCCTTCTCTTGCAAGGTCATGTCACCCTTGCCAGTGGTGATCTCTTTGAGCAGCGCTTTGGCTGCTTCCTCCATTTGAACGTCGAGATTTTTTTCGATCATTGTGCTACAGCCTGTGGCATATCCAATTGTCCTTGGCGCGAACGCTCTTGCATCATCTGCCCGGCAGTCCCGCCAAACCAACCGCCCATACGCATGCGCTCTTTAAGGACGCGCTTGGCAACCTCGCGCTCGATCGGCTCGCCCTTGAGATTACCGGCAAGCCAGTTGAGAAAATTGGGGTGAGACACGCCGTCCATGATCGTCGCGAAGACCTTGCCGAGCAGAAAGCGACCGGCAAAAGAGATACCGGGCACGTGCAAAATCATCGACACGCCGGTCAGTTTCGGCAACGGGATATGCTGCCAGGGATTAAGGACGCGCGACGCCGCAGCGAGCGAACCACCAACGTCGGGACCGCCCGCAGAAAACAGGAAGTCCATATCTTTCGCCAGCTGCACCATCTGCCCGCGCGTCACGCCGGGGAACATCAATGCTTGCACTTCGTCAGTGATACCCTTTTTGGGATCGCCGATCTGTTCGAGCATCTTGCCGGTCTCGCCAAGCGGACGCTGGAAAAAGCGATAGGCATAGACTTGCTGCAACGCTTTGAACTCGGGCGACTCCCGTCCAAACATCTGCGCAGCAGCGCGGATCGTATCTTCCTTTGCCAGGATCTTGTCGGCGGCGGCAGTGGCAAGCCCGCTCATCTTCTCTTCGTAGAGAAATCCAAGCGGTTCGGCGCGACGCTCCCCTTGCGCTTTGCGAACCTTGACATTGTAGTCCTTGTCAAGCCGCTGCATTTCCTGCGACAACATCTTGAGCGGATCAATGTCCGCCATCTTCTTGGCAGATTGCGCGGCGACCTGTGCCGTCTTCATCAACTCTTGGATGGTGCTGCCCTCGCGAGCAGCAAGCGGCACCGTACCATTGACGGATTGAATGTCCTCCGCCATCGCTGCCAATCGACGCGCAGTCACTTCGTCATAAGCGTTTTTCAACAGCCCGTTGCGCACGAGTTCCTGAACCTGCGACGCAAACTTTTGGCCATCATACACGCCGGGCGTCAATGTGCGGCTCTGATCCAACAGGTATTTGGTGTGTGCGTTCTGCACTTGCGCCCAATAATTATCGCCGACCATTTCGCGGATCTTAAACATGGCTTCCGTGTGATCAGGCGCGAACAATGTGCGCGCCAATGACTCAGGGTTGCCACCGGACCCCGCCCGTAATGCTCGCCGCACTGTCTTGATCCGCTCGTCGTCGAGCATCGGTACGAACTGCCGATAAAAATTGTCGGCTCGATCGAGCATCTTCGCTGCTTCTTTCAACTGCTCGGGAGCTTTCTTATCGTGCAAAACCGCGTTGATTTTCTTTTCCAAGAATATCAGCGACCCCTGTCGAATGTCAGGGGTCAAATCGTTGTAGTCGATGCCATAGCGAACCCACGAACGCAGCTGCCGCAGCTGCGGCCATGTGATTTGCTCGAAATCCTTTTCCGTTCCAGCAAACGTTTGTGCGCCAGCGCCGGTTTCCGTCTCGGTCATTTTTGCGAGTGTACGAATCTCATTCGGGTACTTGTCACGAAATGCTTGTGGCAAGCCATGCAAAAATGCCGTCGCATCATCCATCAATGACGAAGTATCGGGAAGCACATTGCCGGCTGTCGCATCAACTGCGTTATACATACGCCGCGCCCGTATCTTCACGGCATAAGCGAACTCTTCAAACTTGGTACCAACCATTTTCCACAACGCGCCGGGATTTTCACCGGCATCGTGCATCTTAATCGCGCTGTCGACATCCTTGCGAAGATGATCGAGGCTTTCCTTGATCAAAATCTCCGCTTGTTCCGTCATCTGCTTGTGCGTGGAGTCCAAATTCTCCAGCAATGCAGCGTGAAGCGCCTGTGCTTTCTCAGGTCCGAGCCCGTGCGTGGTGCGCAATGTTGCTTCCTCGCGGGCTCCACGGATTGCGTTCTCAAGTTGTGCATCGGCGTGCGCCATATCCTTGCGCGCGGCTGCCAACACGGCTTCACCGGCTTTTTCAGAAGGCACTTTTTCGGTAGCTCGGGTCAACGGCGATGCGATACTGACATCGAGCATCTCGTTTTCGAGGATCTTCGTCGCTTCTTTTTCGTAAAACTCTTGCGCTGCTTGACCAAACACATTCTGCGCGCGGAAAACAGCGTCGAATTCCTCGATCTTTTTCAGTCCCGGTGCTTCCGGCGCGAACACGGAAGGCGGGACTTTGCCCCCACGCTCCGCAATGCTCGCCGCTTGCTTCGCGACCTCGGGAGTTGTGCCCAAAAAGTAACGTGCCCGATCAGGCGAGATGCCAAAACTCTCAAGCACCTTCGGCAAATTCTCTTTGACGCCCTCAATGACGCCGGTCGCCTTGTCTTTCGCAGCACCAATGGCATCCGAGGCGCTTTTGACGACACCGGGCACCTTGGAAAGCAGATGCCCACCCGCTTGGCCGACAGCGGAAGCAGCTGCTTCCTCGCTCATCGACTCCACTTGCGTGCTCATGTCTTCGTGGATGCCGGCAAGACTGAGAACAACGTTGTTGAACTGCCGCCCCGCCGCAGCACCAAGCGTCATGCCGCCGAAAGCGCCGGCTGCCGTTCCAGCGCCGGGCTCTACCGATCCACCGACACCACCGAGAACACCGCCGCCTATGCCACCCGCGAGCGGTGCTGCATCGGACAGCACGTGTCCAATGGCGCTTGTAACACCGCGACCCGGCTTGCGTGCCACGCCGTCATCGTCGACCCACAAACCATACTCGTCTTCTTTGACTTTATCTTCGCCATAAGTGCGAGCAAGCGCCTGTTTTCGGCCTTTGTCAGTCAGCGCCATCTTGTAAAGCGTATCAGCCGTGGTGCTGACACCTTGGAACTGCTTTTTCTTACGGACCTCGCCCTCGGGATCGACGTACGAAGCGCCATCAGGCACTTTGTCCCACGATGCTTTGTCAGTTACGGCCCACGGCTTCGTGCGCGTCTGCCCGGTGGGATCGATATAGCGATGCCCCGAGCCGATTTGCTCGTAGTCTTCCGTGCTCGCGACCTTCTTGGGAAAAAGTCCGATCGTATCGTACGGTGCGTCGTGAGGGACGGCTTGCGGGTTGGCTTCGTCGGCCATCAGGGCGACCCCACAACAGGGTCGCGCAGCCATGGCGCGTCGTTTTTCTTCGGCTTCGCCTTATCGCCGCCCGCGCCTTCGATTTCACCTTCCCTGCGATAACGAGCGGCGAGAGCTTCGCGTAGCCGGCCGAACTCGGCCTTGAGTTCCTGCATGCGGCGGATAGTGTTCGCAGTGGTGTCGCCGAAATTCAAGCCGCGGATGATCTTATCGACCTCCGCATGCTCTGCAGAGAGTGGGCGACCGTTCGCGTCGAGCAAGAGCCGCGGCGCAATCAACTTCAATTCGCTGATTGCACTCTCCAACTCTGCGCGATCCGTCGCATTTGAACCCAAAATGTTTGAAAGCTTTTCACCCAAGCGCGCAGCGGCACCCGGCGCACCAACCGGCAACGTGTGCTTGTTGATCAGCGACAAGATCTTATCGACTTTCCCCGACGCTTCATCAAAATGACCGATCTGCGTCTCGCCCTTGACCATCTGATTGCCAGTAATACCCGCTGCGCCCGCTTGTTTGGCAAAGCGTAGTCCTTCAGCCAAGGCGTTTTCTTCATCTTTAGTCGTCCATTCCTTGCCGGCGCTCGCGGCTTCTTGCTGTTTTTGCGCGACATGATCGAGAACAATCTTGCGCTCGATCCCTGCCAAGCCTTTGCCGCCGGATTCGCCAGTCAAGTAAGCCGGCAAGAACGACCGATGGATCTCCGCCCACCGTTCCGGGGGCGCCGTCGGGTTCTTGGCAAGCTCCGCTTGGATCGCAAGCTCTTCTGCTGTCTCTTTCGGCTGAAAAATCTGTTTGTACAACTGGAATTTCTCTTGCGGAGTGCCATAAAAACGCTTGTCGGACTTGAGCACGGATTGAATCATGCTCGTGCCTTCATTTTGAAGGTCGGCGTCCAGCGCTTTTTGCATCCCAACGACAGACTTGTTGCGTGCGTCGATCGTCTCGAACCATTTCATGTCGTAGCCGTGTTCGAGCAGCGTCAACGCCTGGATATCCCCATAGCGCGTCGCAGATTCCTTCATCATTTGCGTGCCGCGCTCGTAATCGGTTTTCATCATCTCAAGCGCTTCTTGGTACTGCTCGTGCATCATCTTCCCGCGCTCGATCGCGAGCTTCGTGTTCTCCTGCCACGCCTGATGTGCCAGATTGTACTCGTGCTCTTTACCGTCGCGCACCGCATTCATCGCAGCAGCAGCACCGTTCAAGGCATTTTCCATTGGCGTTTTCGTAAACGCGCTCGCGGCAATAGCGAACACAGACGCAAACGATCCAAAAGCTTCAATTGGGTCGTACGCGTACTTTTGTCGCTCGGTTCGGATGTCCCAAGGCTTGAGGTCGTTGAGTTGAGCGCCTTCGGCCTTGTGCCAGTGCTGCATTTCTGCAGAATGCTCTGAGGCAGCCCGTTTGGTAGCTGCGGAAATTGCTTCGTCACGGTTGATTTTCTCACCGAGATTGGACACGCCAAGCCGCTGCAAATCGTTCGGCATCGCGACGAGTTCGTCGAGCGACTTGCCGGCATAAGGATTCGCGGAAGGCGTCGCGTCGCTGACAACTTGTGCGGCGGGTTCAGCCATCGATTATGTCGTCCCTCCCGCACCAATCGTGATCGAGGTGCCGGGAATTGCCGTACGACCGGCAAGGCTGCCCGCGAAGTTCGCAATCGCCTTGCCCATGTTCGTTGCTTGCGTCTGATCGATGCCGACAAGCGTCGTATACAACTGATCGCTCATGCCCGCCGCTGTTTGTCCCGACGACAACAACTGCGTCGCGAGTTGACCTTGCGTCGCCGCTGCGCGCTCGTCGACGGCCGCGAGATCTTGCGCGAGCGCAGAGTTTTGCGAGGGGTCGGTCGACTCGCCTTTCGACGCGTAATTGGAAAGGATCGACGCTTTCGCAGAGGCGCTCGCTTGCGCGACCTCCGCGGCGAGACCGGGAGGAAGACCGCCGCTTGTGATATAAGATGACAACGTATTCGCTTGAGCCGCTTCCTTTGATGCGGCATCCTGCAACGCTTTCTGGTTTGCCGTCGCTTTCTGCCCTTGCAAAATGCTGTAACCCAAGCCGGTGGCACCCGCGAGGACGCCAAGTGGGTTGGACGTGAGAGACTTCGCAGCGCCCGATCCGAGCGTCCCCAAGGGATCGTGCATCAACGACTCTAACGGATTTGGAGTCGCGGCAGCAGGCGTCACTGCGGGGGCTGCGCCAGCGGCAGGAGCGGCGACCGGCGTGAACGATGTTCCTGAACCCGCGGCCGTGGGAAAGCCGGGAGCGCCTGCCGCTTGCACACCTTGTCCAGCACCAGCTGTTGCAGTCGACGACAAATCAACAGGACTGGCACCGACCGGCGCGAGCGGAGCGGCAGCCGCATTGGCAACAGGCGCCGCACCCGACGCGGCATCGGGGAACGTGCCAGAACCAGCAGGAGCGCCTGTCGCCGCATCAGTTGCACTCCATCCTGTCCAATTCATGGGATTAAGAGAGCCGTCACCGGCAGAGGCAATAGGCATGCCGCCGATCGTGCCGGGAACATCGGCAGCCCCCGTCGTCAACCCTTGAGCGAAGCCGGCAGTAGGGTTGGCACCCAGCGCGAAATTGCCACCTGTGGCGCTGCCGATATCAGCGAACGGCGTACTGGCAGCGGCAGCATCAGGAGTGAGCGCAGAAAGCCCTTCAGCGGCCCCAAAACCGGCCGCAGCGCCGCCCAATGCAGGCGCGAGACCCAAACCTGCCGCCGCTGGAGCGGCAGCAGCGGCGCCTCCTAGAGCAGTGGCCCCAGTAGCCGCACCGCCTCCTGCGAGCAAGCTTCCCAAACCTGCAATGGCTTCGCCAATACCGAGGTCGGGCATGTCTAACACTCCATTAAACAAAAATTTACTTAAGCACTCAACTTTTCCTGTTGGATCTCTGACGGATCAATTTCGTACGTCATGGCAATGGGCCGGTAGCCCATCTTCTCCAGCATGCGCCCATTGGACGCCTTTGGGTTCGTCTCGATCCTAACACGTTTTGCGCCGGCCGCACAGAGCCTTAGCGCCGCTTGTTCGAGCATCGCTTTCTGTATGAACACTCGGCCCGCCCCATCCTCGACGTAATAGGTCGGGATGGTGCCGATCATCATGCCGACCGAGTTGGGGTGCTGGTGATACACACCGACGGCATAGCCGATCGGCCGGCCGGGCGACTGATCGTCTCTCGGCGATGGCTCATCGTCCGACTCCCGCTCGTAAACAATCAGGACGAACAAGCTACCGCGTTCCTCCATTGCCCGATACAAATTGAAATCGGGCGCGAGCGGCACACTGTTATCGCCGGTCTCCGCATATTGGCGCGCAAGCATCTGCTCGATGCATTTGCGCGCTACGTCATGCGGTTCTTTCTTGCACGTTCGCTTGCTCACTCGGGTCCTCTTTCGACAAACCGGGACGGCGCTTGGGGTTGATGTCGGCAACGAGTTGGCGAACTTCCATCACGCGTTTGCCGAAAATCTTGTCGACTGTCTCCATCGGTACGTCGCTATGCTGCAAGACGATGATCTTGGTCGCGCCTTGATTGCCGGCCCAACGCACCATCTCGCCGTAGAAGTCCGCGGCCTCCGCGATGTGCTCTTCGTTGTTCGGATTTTCCGCGAAGACGAAGCGCTCCATGATGACCGGAGTCGGCTCGAACATGGTCGTACGAATGACTTGCGCCAAACCGACGGCATGCGGCATGAACAGAAACAGGAACTCGGGGCTGTACAGCTGGTTGCGAAGAAAACTGTCGACGGCGTAAGCCGTCATGTGCGGGCAAATTTTCACGATCCGATCGCGCAGCCACAGATGCCGATTGAAATCGGCAAGCTCGAACCGCCGCACAAGCGGACGCTCGACCTTCGGCGCTGCGTTGAACCCCTCAGAGGGGGCAAGTTTCGTTTGTGCCACGGCGTTCTCCTAGGCTATAAGCAGTTGATTAGCCCACTGGAAATGCTCGTTTGCGTGCATCTGTATCCAGCCGGCTAATTGACCTTTATCTCTAAAGTCGACGTCGGTCAAATCAAAGCCCGACACACTCAAGATCCCGTTCGTCGTCGTATGCATCTGCTGATGCTGATATAACCACGCACCTATGTCGTTCAGAGGCATCGGATCGAGCACGAATGACGCGATATTGATGCCCGAGATCTGAAAGATCACGCGATTGATATCGACGTGATGCGCAGCATTGTCGAAGCTCCACTGCGAGAACTCTTCGGGAGTGCCGGGGACGTTGAAGATGCCGGCAATAGCCATGTCACGCCTTTGCCAAAACGGCGGCAACCGCCGCTTGATGCGCTTCGAATGCTTTCATCTCGGCAGCACGTGCGTCGCTGGCTGCTTTGTCGGCAGCATCCCGTTCGGCCTTCCTCCGATTTTCCAACCAAGCTTTGAACATCTTGTACTTCTGGAAATTCGGAAACGCCGCGCTCAACTCCTCATCAGTCGGCTTGTGATCAAAATCGATCTCATCAGCCGCTTTTTCGATCGTCGGCTGTAGCAAAAAATGACCCGGCGCAACCCACGGCGGTTCCTCACCGACGAATTGCGGATGCTCGTCGATGTAAAGCCGGCGTCCGTCAAGCCCGCGCTTGTCGCGATTGTCGATCACATAAATAGACGCATCACGAAACGCAATGTGATCGCCGGCATCTCGATAGAGATAACGTTGCTTAATTGTCATATATTATCTTCCCAGCCTTGGATGAAAACTACACCGCCTGTACTCGCCCACTGGATTGAAGCCGCTTCTAACACCACTGAAGAAGGAACAGTCATATCTGCGTTGGCAGCAGCAGCTTGCAAATTGAAATTCGGCGCGTTTGTTGTAGAGCCTGAACCTCCATAATTGGCGTTGGCTGCTACTATAATCGAAGCTGCGCTTGCAACTTGCACGTTTAAGAAAAGACAGCTAGCGGTCGTAGGTGCAAAATTCGTAGTTGCCAATGAAACAAAAGTTGGTGTCGCAGGAGTACCAGCCGTGCCGGTCGCAATAATCGGCAATGCAGCCGTGTTTGTCGCCGTCGTGACCACGTATTGGGCGCGCCGACCTTTTTGCAAAATGCGCAAAAAATTATGCGAGCCATCCGTGCGGAATGCACCCAGTCGCGAAAATTGCGTGAACCCGCTCGGCAGCGTTGGTGACGTAAAACTAAGTGAAATCAATCCAGCGGTCGTCAGCGTCGTCGGATTGTAAATGACATAAACAGCATACCATGACGAATTCGCAATCGACCCGGTATCGAGACCATTCGCACCAGATGTAGCGGAACTGATCGTGACGTTGACTGTCAATAACGTCGTAAAATTCGCCGACCCATCAGAAACAGCAACAGAATCGGCAGTCAACGTGATTTGTGTATTCGGCGTGCCACCATTCTGAATAACGAGATTTTTAAAAGCGGATTGAACAGCGCCAGCCGTTGCAGCGGATGAACCGGGGTTGAGAACGACCCACCCGCCGGCACTGGAATTCAAAGCTTGATTGAAAACGACGTAATAAGTATTGCCGATCAGAAAATCATTTGCACCAATGAGCGCCGCACCATTCGCCTTGTAGACGTTCAATGCCGCGAGACCGCCGACCTGCAACGTAACCGGGCTCGTCGTCGTGTTGGCAACAGCTTGAAAACCAAAAACAGGGGCGTTGTTCGTATACGCCGAGATCGTGGGAAAATTGGCAAGCGGCGTTAATGTAACCGCGTTAGTGCCAGTAGCAGTGCAAGGAATCGTCAAACCTGCGCCGACCGCAGCGAAATTGGAATCCAGATTTGGCGTATCCAATTCCGTGGCGTTGGCAAAAATAAAGGGAAGGCTCATGCTAACCCCTGTATTGCACGATTTCTTCTTGCATCATCAGAGACCAGAGATCGAGACTGGGTTCTGTCGTCTGCAAAGTGATGCCGGTAACCGCGCCGACCTCCGCCACTTCCTGTCCGCCGAACGCGTAGACACCGCCAAGAACAGATTTCGTCAAAATCGTCGTGCCAGAAGCGTTCTTGACCGGGATGATTTTCTTCGATGCGTTCTTGACAACAATCGTATTCAGCGGCGATGTATACGAGATAAAATTCGACGTCTGATCGGTATCGATGCTGACCTGAAACGTGATCGGCGACGTCTTTTGAAAATTGAGCAAGGCCCAGAGGCGCGAAGGCGCTTTCTCGAACTGATAGCCGCCGGGCTCCGCCCAAAATTTCGTCTGAACAGCCTTCATAAAACTCGCAGACGGCGTCTGAAACAAGGGATAGACGTTCAATCCGTCTGTTCCATAAGCAGTCAACACCGAGTTGATTTCTTGGTGCTGGATATAAAGCAGGCTGATGCTTTGCGGAGACGACCACCAAATCTTGCCGTTCCAAATCAGCAATTTGTTGCCGGTCGCATTGGTTACGGGATCGACGATCGGCAGCAAGAGCATCCAAATCTTCTTGCCGAAAAGAATATGCTTGGCCGAACTCGGGAGAAACCCGGCAAAACCGGGCACGGTCTGATAAACGCCATCAAGCGGCTCGCTAATTTTGGTAACAGCAGCACCATAGCTCACATGCGCGCCGAACGGGTTGGCGAACACGATGTTGCGCGACCACGTGTCGATCGCAAGCGGCCAATTCGTGCCGACCTCGGGATCGGCGTTCTGATTTGTAAACGTTGTGCTCGGCGGCGAGCCCGCCGTCTGCACACCACTGATATAATTGATCGAGGAATCGCCAATGAGATACAGAAACCCGTTCGTCTGCAACAATTTGGTGTAGCCTACACGTAAGAAGCTGTCGACGGACACCGTTTGACCGCCACCTGATGACGTCGAGAAATTCGTGATCGATCCCGGCGCAGAAAATGTCAACAACGCGCCATTAATGATCCACACACGACCCGCGAACGTCTCGACATCGGTGCCATTGATGCCGAACGGCATCAATGTGACGGTTGCTGCAGCACCAGACCCTGTCGAGTCCGAGAAATTGACGGTCAACGTGTCCGTCGCGAGATAGCCCGAGCCGGGATTGACGACTGTGATTTTCGTGATCAAACCGCCGGAAACCGTCGCCGCCAGCGAAATGCCGCTACCGGAACCGCCGGACACGGTGACGATCGGATTACTATAGTTGCTGCCGGGATTCGTGATGACGACTTGCGGCGAGATCCCGCCCGCGGTGTAGATGTTCGTACCATCCCAGAGCCAATAGCCGTTGGTCTGGTTAGCGACGATGATCACATATTGAGAGCCCCACTGCGACATACCCACATTGGTCTGCGCCGGGTTTTTGATCGTCGTGATCGGCAGCATTTGAGTTTGAACTTTAGTAGTCGTATTGACTTGCCAAACGCTGCCATCATTGAGGAACGACACCATGATCGGCGCCGCACCAATGTTAGCAAAATCAAAAAACGAAATTTGCGCGCCGGTAGGCGACGTCCACAATTTCGTTCCGATGTCTGGCATCACCCGCAAAAGCTTGGGTCCGAGCGGCATCCAACCGTCGCACCAGAAGAGTTGCTTGGGATCGACACCGTAGCGCGACGTCGATGTATTGATGCCCATGAACTCTTCGCAAATGATCGGCGGAGGACCCGGCGGGAGATATGTATTTCCCTGCTCTTCCGTTGCGGGCTTCGGTTTGATCGTCATCAGAATCTCCCGTAGGGATTCACGACGCGACCGCGACGCGCAGCAACGGAATAAGTCAACGTCTGCTCTTTGAACAACTCAAGATACATCTTCGCAATATTGAAATTCTGAATTTCGAGATACGCGAGATGCGCGGCGAAGTATGGAACCGCATCGGTCCATGGTCCCGGCAACGCTTCGACATCTTGATCAGTCGTAAGATCAGCGGGCGTGCACAGACAATCAAGCTCGTACTGATAGGTTTGCGACGGCAATGGATAGACGTAGAACGATCCCGCCGTGCCCTGTCCGAACTGCGACGCGAATGTCGGGACATATTGATACTGAAATGGATATTGCCGGATGTACGCCTGATAGATCGAGAACGCGTAGACCGGCAGCGAGTAGCGATAGTTCGAGTAGATGATGCTGATCGACTGAACGCGATAAACTTGCCCTGCGCCGGGCAGCGTCGACAGGTTAATACCCGAGAACGGATACACTTCCTGCCCTTGATTGAGCACGTTGATCGCTTGCGTCTGCGGTGTTGCAATCGCGCCCGTGCCAGTAGGATCAGTGATGATCAACTGAGGCTGGAAATAACCAAAACCGCCGTTCTGATTGGCAACATTCGTCAAGACGCCGCCTTGAAACGTCGCTTGCACCGTCGCTTGAAGTCCATTAGGAAACGGCAACGCACCGGGCGGAAAATCAGGACCGGAAACGGCGACAACGGGTGCATTGGAATAGCCGTGCCCGCCGTTCGTCACCGTCCAATTCGTGATCGCGCCGGCAATCGGCGTCAAAAAACGAATACAATCAGTCTTCAGCGCGATCTCGCGCCGCGCCCGATTGATGTACGAGTTGATATCTTCCTCTGCCAAATCCTGAAAGCGCTTGTCACTGAGAAAGCGCCGGACTTGACGAGAATATTCGAAGAGAGCCATCGCTATGCTCCCGCCGCTTTGGCTTGCGCGCCGAATTTCGCGGCTTGCGACATGTCGCTGGCCTGCTCGAACAACGTGCGCGCCACAGATGAATTCGTCGCTTTGCGAGCCCGCTCCACGAACGTCTCGTAATGTCCAAAATAGCGTTCGGCATCGGCCAAGCGCGCGTTGGTTTGCGCTGATAACAACGCGTAGTAAGCGGCGAAGAACGGCACGGCGTCCGTGAACAGATATGGGATTGCTTCGATGTCGGTATCCACCGCGAGCGCTTGCGGATAGCAAACGCAATCCACGCTCAACGTGTATTGGATGTCGGGAATAGGATCGATAAGCAGGCTGCCGGACAAAACCGCAGTGCCCGCACCAATGCCGGTAATCGAGCCCGTGCCGGACCCACCTTGTCCGAACTGAGCCCAGCGAACGGGAGGACCCACTTGCGGATTAGGGCTGTTCAGGTGGTAATGATCGAACCATTCCCATGATCGTACGAACAAGAACTTGAGGCCGGGACCGACGCCGATCTGCTGCCCAACACGCCGCACATTCAACGTGCCCTGAATGCCGGTTTGGGCAGGACTGCCGCCGAATTGAATAGCGGAAAAAGGATAGGAGCGCGTGCCGGGCACCGTCAAAAGCGTGCCGATTGCGCGGATCGTCTCGGTCTCGCCGGCAAGCTGTCCGCGAGCGGTGTTGATCCACGAGTCGAGATCAGACGTCGCGTAAAGCGCTTTCGTAGCCGCCGGATTTTGCAGGAGGCGCTGAGTTTGAGTTTCGTAGTACGTCAGCACGGCAGGTACCTCCTGCCGTTAAACCCGCCGCAGCACAGGGTTGTTCGGCGTGGACAACTCAGCATCGAACACGTGCAAGGTCAGCGTCCCATCCAAGCCTTTCGTAAGAAAAGACGTGCCAGAACGCATGGCCTGAACCCGAGACCCTTGCTCGATCTTCGAATCCGGTATCGAGATCGTCTTCGTCGATCCCGCCGCCGAATTCGCATTGTGAGTGGCCGTAACCACTTGCGAACTGCTGCGTGTGTAGGTTTCGGGCATCAACTACTCTCGTTACGGCGCCGGCTGGAACAACGCGATGTCGTTCGTGCCACCCATCATCAAGCCAACGGTGGCGAGAGTGAACGTCGAGCCCGTACCACCAGCGCCCGAGATCGGGAATGCCGCAGTCGGGGCCGACAAAAACAACCCACCGTCATAGATCGTACCGACAGTCGCCGCCGACACCGACGTGTTCCCCGGCGTGATCGCAATCTGCGCTTGGCGCGGACGGAACGCGAGACCAAGGAACTCGGGCGAGTTCGTGATCGTGCCGGCAGATGCGCCGCCACCTGTCGTCATGACAGGAGAAAGCGCCGTGCCATAACCCGTGCCAGGGCCGGTAACAGTAGCCGTCAAAACGGTCTGCATGATGAGTGCAGCAACCGATGCGGTCGCACCAGCACCCGTCACCGAGAGCGTAATCGATGACAACGAACCATTGACCAGCGGAGCACCCGAGTTGGTGCAGAGAACGCCGGTCAACGAGCCCGCTCCGGTCAGCGAGAACGCCACAGACGCTTGGGTGATGCCCGTTGCAATGTTCGGGTCGGTCGGATTCGGCAGAACAACCGGGGTCGGCGCAGAGGGATAACCAGCGCCGGGGTTGTTGAAAGTCACGCCGGACACGGTGCCCGTTCGCATGCCGAGCCACGCGGTCGCCGGGATGCCGCCAACGCCGTTTGCGTTGTTGGCTGCGGGCGGAGGCGACGGGATGAACAGCATCGGAGGCACACCGTAGCCGGCGCCCTGAGTAGGAACCGCCACAGTGAACGTGCCGGACACCGACAGCTGCCCACCGATGATCGGCAAGAACGTAGCAGTCGAGCCCGTGACAGCGATGGCAGTCGACGCCTGAACGTACGATCCGTTGCCGTACGACGTGACGACAGCGCCGACGAGGCAACCCGTGCGGTTGGCGATGCGAACGTTGAAGCCGTCAGACTTGACGTATTGAACGGCACCGTTCCAAGCAGTAGCCGGTGCAAACTGCCAAACCCCGGTGATAGGATCGAGAAATTCGAGGACCAAATACGATCCGAGGTTCACGTACCAATTGCCGGCCGGGATCGGCAACTCTTGGCCGGGCGCGAGCGCCTGCTTGTTGCTCGAAAAATCGTACGGCGAGTTTCCCAGTTCGCTGGGATAAAGGTTCTGCGGCAACGGCAAACCAACGCCGGGACCTGAAAGCGGAGTGGGCATACTACGTGCTCCTGATTAAAATGCCGCGCCGATTAGAATGAAGCTCCAAGCAGGTTGTAACCCCAGAAGCCGGACGACGACTTAGCGCTGATGAGGTCGTAACCGACCACGACAACACCCTGTTGTCCGATCTGCCCGAGGGGCACGAGCGAATAGAAGCCGCTGAAATCGAATGCAGCGTCTTCACTGAGGTACATCGACGTGTACTTGACGTTGACGCCGAACACGTTGCCCTTCGGACAGAAATGATCGGCGAAAATCGGAACGCCTGAAATCACCATGTTCGGGAAGCTCGACCGAACCTGGGTGTTCATGTTGTCGACGTAGGACGCGCCGGGATTGACGAACTGCGTTTCAATCGCCTGGAACGTGTTGTTGAGGGTCGCGTAATCGCCCGGCGCCATGACAACGAACGTCGGCGCTTCGCCACCGGCCTGATCGGTGACGAACGCGAGCAAATTCGCCATCGACTGCCGGGTAAAGCCGGCGGTGCCGAGTGAGAACGTGCCCGAGTTCAGGTTGATGTACTGACCCTGGAACGCAGAGTTGCCCGGCGCAAGGCGATTGATGCCGCCATAGGTCGGGAAATTCGTTCCGTTGTCGAAAGCGGACTGGAACGAATCCGGCAGCACCGGATTTGACGAGTTGTTGGTGAACAACAGCCGCGCCATATTCTGGCGAGTAACGGCGTACACGTCGTTCATGCGCGCTTTGAGCAGCGAGATCTCGCGATCGGTCGCTTGAATAACGGTTTCGCCGAAAGGCAATGGAACCGGCACAACCCAATAGGCAAGGTTGAATTGGCCGTTTTGAATCCCCGGCGTAATAACGGGGGAATTGAAGCCGCCACCATAATTGGTGAACTGCCCTTGAACCATCGACTGTCCCTGCATCGGGATCGTCACTTGGTTCAGACCGCCAGCGGCACGCTGCGCGTTGCCGGTCATGTAGAACAGCGTGGGCGAGCCGAAATAAATTTGCACGAACAGGCGCGGGACGAAAGCGCGGCGAGTGACTGACGACAACTCCGTATAAAGAGCGCCAGCGGCGGGGGCAACGCCAATACCGGGAAGCGGCAATGTAACCTCCTACTATTGTGCGACCACTTTGGTCGTCACATAGCGCGACTGGCGCGCGTTAATTACGCAGCGCGTTGGCCGCGCACGTCCATCAATGCATCCCGCACCATCTTGTCGACGAGCGGCATGTTTTCGCCTTTGGAATCGATGAGTTTCTTGAGATCCTCTTCGTTTCCTTCGGCCGGCAAATCCATGAAATTCCAGGCGCCCGAGCCCGAGTTGTTGAGCGGCACAGCAGGCGGGTTGTCGCGAAGCCAAACAGCCGCGGCATCACGGGGATCGAGGATGCCTTTTTCCTCCATCACCTTCTTGATGCCGTCGATGCCGGCTTGCGTCCACTTTTCCTTCTTGAGCGCGGCCCACGCGGCATCCTGCATCGCCTGAACAGAAGCAAGCTTCGCGTTGTTCGCGCGATCCTCGCGCTCTTTCTCGACGTCGGTCTTCAACGCGGCGATTTGATCGTGCAGCGGCTTCAACAGCTGCTCGCGAGCGGTCTCGGCGTCGAGTTCAGGAGTAGCGACGTTGGGATCGATCACCTTCTGGGCCTTTTGGACCAGAAGCTTTGCTTGCGGGTTGCTCAAGAGCTTTGCAACGGTCGTCCGCAACTGTTGATTCTGAAGAAATTCGTGTTCAGAAATCTCGACCTTTTTATCGACCACGACAAAAATCCTTATTTACCCGGCGTGCTGCCGGCGTTACCGACGTGCGACAAAGTCATCGCACCCGACTTTTCCTGCTTCGGCAGATGTGACTTGCGTCCGCCGATGTCGATCTGCTCCATACCAACGCGAACGATCTGCTCGTCGCTGGTGGGAACGGACTTCGTCGAGTTCTGAAAAATGTTGAGATTGGACATTGCGTCCTCCTAGTAATGTTTGCCGCGGTTGACGGGGGTCAAGTTCTGAACACCCATCGACGGATTGGAGCGCAGACCGGGAAGACGCGCGTCGCGACTTTCAAGCTGTGTGAAAGGAGGGCGCGTCTGATCGAACATAAGCTGGTGCTCAAGTTCGTTCGTCGGGAGATTCCCGGTGTTGCACTTGAAAAGAGTGTCGCGAGTCATGCTGCTCTCGCGGGCGGTTGACCAGCGCCGGGTTGCTGCTGTTGCGACTGGCGCAACGCTTGCATTTGCTGGTTGTTCTGTGCGTTCTTCTCCATCTGACTCTGCAGCTGGTTTCTCTCGCCAGCCGGCGTAACAGAGCCCGACGGGACGAACTTCGTCAGCTTGCGCAACGCATCGATAACGGCGACGCCAGCATCAGAAGTGGGGCCAAGCAGTGGGACGAGTTCGCCCAGCTGCTTGACGACCAACCCCAAACGTTGAAGGCCCGCCGCTTCGTAGCCTCTGTTGGGAGTCCCCTGCGTGACAGGAGACGAGCCCATGGGAGGCTGCTGTCCGGGGACGCCGGACGGCGGTTGGCCAGGAGAAACGCCGGATGGGGTCATTTCAGGCACGGAGTTGCCTCTATGCCTTACTTGCGCCGGCTGCGCCGGCCGCGACGATATCGCACCATGGTTGCACCTCTCGGTTAGAGAACGAGGGAGAAGGTACTGACGACCTCTACCTCTCCAATAGTACATAAAAATCAAAGGCTTGCAATAAGGGCATAACGTTGTATATTAGCTTGTATCAGCATGTGCTTCTTGCTAAAGTGATTTTCATGGCTCTAACAAGCGAACTCGCGGCAGAAGATCGTTTTCTCACCATCGCCGAAGCAGCCGAAGTTTTTCGCGTCACACCAGACACGATCTACCGAGCGTGCAAGCAAGCACGTGATAAAAAGTCCGGCTTGCGTCACTATCGAATAGGTCGCCGCGCCATCCGAATTCGCTACGGCGACTTGCTCGCGTTCACTCAGAACAACGCGAGCGCGTTCCGAAACAAAGTCAAAAAAATCGCACCCTAGGAGAACCTATGTTCCAGCTGACAATCGTGATGCCGCAATCTCAAATCACTTGGGCGCTCACCTTCAAGGAAGAACAGACCGCCGTCGCAGCCTTCGCAAAATTCAAGGACGAGCAGAGCAACCAAGTCGAGATCATCGACGACTTCGGCCAACGCTTTTACGGCGGACGATTCAAAGACGTGATGATGGAGGATCTCGAACAAACCAAAACGCTATTCATCGATCGTCAGCTTCGCCAATGGCACACGCAAATCGATGCACAACGCGCTGCCGCAGCCGATCCCAAACTCAAGACAGAGATGATGCGGCGAGGGAACGGCGGACAACCAATGTTGACACCGCAATTCAACAGCTAGCGACGCCCGCCACCCGCAAGCAACTTGCGTTCCATGACGCGCTGAACGCCCTCGGGATCGCTCTTCAAGAGCATCTCGATCTGCTTCTGCTGCGCTTGCTGCATCTCTTTTTTCTCTGCTCGCGCGGCTTCTCGGTTCGGGAACGGCAGGTTGTCCAAGACGTAGTTCGGACCAACCACGCTGCCCTTCAATCCCGCCATAATCAGTTGCGCGTTGTCGTCATTGAAAATCGGCGATGACGAGTGGCTGTCAACAGTCACGCGCCAATCTTGCGGCAAGTCGGTCAGCATGAACGCAGTGCCTTCCATATCTTCCGCGCTGACCCAATATCGCCGCTCTTCCTTTGCTTCCTTAATTTGAAGATGAAGGTCGGCTGCGTTGGCGCACTGACGTTCCACCAGTAACGCACGATCGCGCAGCGTTGGTGATGCCGTTTTCAGCAGCGTCGAAGCGTGAGAACCGGCACGCACGCCGGGCTCGCCCATGCCTTGCATGATGTTGGGAAAGCCGCCAAGCCAATTAATGGTTTCGATGAGCCACTTGATCAGAGGCAGCATCTCGGGCGGGAATTTCGGCGTGAGGTCGTTGACTTGACCGCCTTGCCCAACGTTCATATAACCGGTCGCGCGGAACCGCGCGAACAACTCGTCGGTCATCCCGTTTTCGCTGGCGAACGCGAGGATCTTATCGACTTGCAAACCGAACAAACGTTTGAGATCGTCGAGCCACGTACCCAACAGCCCTTGCGGCTCTACGAGATCAACGAGTTCGCTGCGCCCCCAGAACCAATTCGTGACGACGTTTGCTTGGATCAGACGATACGGCTGAACCATGCTGCCTTCAACTTCTCCATGTTCATCCTTGCTGCCAGGAATCAACAAATTCTCATGTTTATACAGCGGAGCAATGATGATATCAGGTTCAATCATAATGACCGTGACGTAATCGGTTTTCCCCTGTACCCACAACTCGTGAGCTTTGACCGTGGGCGCCATCACCGACGGTCCCATCACGGCATAATTGGGATCGTTGTTGAGTTGCACGATGCCGCCGGGCAACGGTCGCGTGCTCTGCTGCACGCCGGTCTGCAACTGCGATGACGACAACACCTGATGGAAAAAACTCTGCGGGTCGGCATTGCTGTTGCCGGTCATCGCGTGCGCCGCAATGCGCTTGTACATCTCTTTGGCATTTGGCAAATGATAGATACGACGCCACACTTCCGGCATCGTCATTGTCGTCGTTTCGCACACCGCCGGTTGCTTGTTGATGTCGTTTTCAGACTCGTTGTAGACGCCGAATTGCCAGGGCATGATCAACTTGGCGTAGTACGAAGGATGCAAATCCTTGCCTTCGGCCTGCACCCACTGCTTGAGCAAGGCAGAGCCATACTTCAATGACTCGAACACGCCTTGCCCAAACAGCAAATCCGTGTTGTTGCGCTCCCACGAACGCGTCAACGCCGCACCAACGACCTTGGCTTGCTCCAATCGCGATTTTGGATACGCCAATTCGTAGTCGATCGTGAATTTCAATTCGACCGGACTAAACAAATGCGCGGCTGTGCGCTCAAGCTGAAGATGCAGAAGGTTCAGCAGCGATTTCGTGCCGTCCGAGCGACCTGTCTCGGCAATCGCGTTCATCAGCTTGCAATAGCTCGCACGAAGATCAACGCTCACGCGGCACTGTTGAATGAGTTCGTTGACTTCCGGCAATAATTTCTTTGGGTCGGTTGAAAGTTCAATCATCCTCGCCGCCTATAACCGGGTTGAGTTGTTTCGTTTCCGGGACGCTCAGACACAACGTCCGTCGGCAACCCCGGCAAATGCTTTGCCACCTGATGCTGGTGATAATTATGTAATACGGTCCTCATTCTAGCACCGGCATTCGGTGCCGGCCCCGACATGACATCGGGCGACAGCATTGCGCCGTTCGCCTGAAAACCCATCGCGCGATCGGCGTTCGGCGCCGCCATAGCTCGCGTCACCTCATTGTTGATCGGCATGGCCGCAATCTCGGCATCCCGCCGATCATTCAGATTCGTGATCTTGAGGCCGCTCATATCCGATGCATCGCAGCCCGCCATCTCGGCTGCCGCATGCACGCGCTGCTCCGAAGCCGTCTCCATATCGCGATAAAGCCGATCATTGCTCTTTGTCGACGGCGACAAGATATTCGGCATGACGATATCGTCGTCGGCGCGATCGTTACCCACATACTCCCCGCACTCAGGACAATGCTTCGGCCATTGATTTTTGTCCGAAAACTGCCACAAGAATTTCTCTTCGCAATGCGGGCACTTCAAACGAACGGCCATTAGCGCCGACCTCCGAAACGTTGTTGCGGTTGAACCGTGAGACCCCCGCCGCGCCAGCTTTGATACGTCGCCTGCCGTTGCGCTATCATGCGGGCTTGCTGCTGCCGATTGAAAAACATGGTCAGTTGGTTTTGCTGGAACAAAGCAACTTGATCGGCAATCGCCATGTTCTGCCGGCGACGCTCGCCCAAACGCGTACGAGCTTGAGTAATAAGGTTGCGCCGCTCTTTCTCGTCCCAGCAATGCACGGCAAAAGCCATCGCCATTGCCCGGTCATCTTTCATCCCATCAGGCGCTTCGATCTTATCGCCTTGGCGAGCGATGGAATTGAACTCTGCAATCAAATCGAGAGAACGAATATGCAGCATGCCGTTCTGCACGTAGTTGCGCAGCGTCTCCATGAACGACACTTTGTTGGCGACCGTCGTCTTCAAATGATAGTTGTGTCCCGGCGCCATCGAGTCGGCACGCGTCCAAATGAACGTGCGAACGTTGCGAAAAATATCATACATCCCGTCCTTGTACTCGCGCGGCTGCCGGCCATTCTCCAGCTGGTACCGCAGCGTCTTCAATGTGCGAAAAACGGAATCGCCGCCACCTTGGAGTTCAAGGACATAGCGAACCTGATTGGTGCCTTGCCCGTACCAGCCCAGGAGAGATGCCAAGACGTAAGCAAGATGCTGCGTCGTCACCAGCGTTGACGCATACTCCGCGACCTGATCCAAACCGTCGGCATAGCAGCGACACACTTGAATTGATGCGCGGTCGTTGTCTTCGTTCTCGCCGTGTGCGGGATCGCAGGAAATGACATAGATGCCGCCGGTCGTAACCGGAGGCTCCCACACCTTCAACTGCACCATCTTGGAATTGGGAGCGCGCAAAATCTCGGTGTCGACGAACTCGTCACCCGTGAGATACATGTACGACTGATACTTAGTCGAAACATGCATGTTCGTCTGCTGCGTGAGCTTCTCGGGAGCGAAAAACGCAGCGCCGGTTTGCTGAAAAGCCTCTTCCTCGGTCCACGGCTGCTCTTGCACACGCAACGTAGATCCCGTGAACTCGGGCTCAGCGTCGCCTTCCTTCTCCGCTGTGGGGTCCATCTTGCGACGAACCCAGGCGAGTTGCTCGATCGTAACGTCGTGGCCGTACTGCCGCTTGACGGTCGCAATCTGATCCGCTTCCTTTTCGGATACGGGCGGCACGCCGTAACGCAGGAAGTCGGCATCGTCACGCATAATGACTTGAGACGGCTTGGACCACCAACCCAAGAACAGACAGCCGCAATGCGGATCTTTCTTGGCGTCGAGCCACATGTGATACCAGCGATTAAAGCCACGAGCCGTCGACTCATAGATGTACAAACGATCAGGATTGGTGTCGGACAATGAGTTGTCGAATGCCTCAAGCCCTTCCTCATTATCGTACGAACAAAGCTCGGACAGATGAGCAAAGGCGAGACCCACGGATCGGCCGAGAACACCGGACCCTTTGGTCTTCTTGGTGCCGGCGCTCATGAACAAAACCTTGGAGTCGTTCTTGAGCGTAAGGCCGGATCGGTTGTTCCCCTTGATCCCCGGAAACTTGAGCGTCTTCGGAAGCGCCTTGATCATCACTTCCAACTCGGCGCGCGTCTCCACCTTGTTTTGATCGGTGTCGAAGACGACGGCGCCCTTCAATCCATCGAAGATCCCAAGCAGGAAGATCGTCATCGCGCGAGCGATCGTCGACAGCCCCAGCTGTCGGCTCTTGAGCACAAAGATTTTGTGGATGTCGCGTTCTAGGCAGTCGAAAACGAGCGTGATGAAACGCCGCTGCCCGTCATACAGGCGCTCGCCCAGGCAAGTGTATCCCGTGTCCTTGCTATAGATATAGCAACGGTTGAGAAACACATAAAACGCCTGCTCGACGCGCAAGCGTTTATCCCTGGACCATCCTGCCATGGTCCAGCAGCATAGAGGTAAGCCCCCACCGTGGCAAGGGCCTTTGAAATCAACGCCTTAGAGAGACGACTTGAACTAGTTTGGGAGGGGAACGACAGTCAGATACGAGAACAGGAAGTGAGTACCGCTTTCCTCCCACTGCTCGTCGGTGTACTCCAGGCGCTTGCGCCGCGCAAGGCATAGCGCTTCCTGTCGTTCGAGCGGAGCCATGCCGTTACGACGCCGCTCGGCATTGATGCGCTCGAAAACGTCTTGGGTCAGTTCTGCGACCATTACCGAATCTCCGGGTTTGAAGGGGAGATCCCGTAACACTAATTATTATAAAAATCAACGCCAATGTGGGTTTTGTTGTCGCGCTTTCGCGTCAAGCTCGGAAACGACGCCCTGGATACGCGACGTCAACATCGCATAAAAATCACCCGGCGTGATCGTGGAATCAAGAACGAGAATCTCGATAGGATGACCGGCACCATCAGGTGGCACAATGACGATCGCACCACCGAACGAAGCGCCTTCGTTATGGCGAATAGTCAGCGCCATCGTCTCGAACGGAATAGCAGGATTCTGTTTCTCGGCGCGTTCAACGCTATCCAATGTATCGATGGTCATAATTGGGTTTGATCTCATCATTGACGTATGAAGTCACCGACGGAGCATTAGCGCAACGTCGCGCTATTTCTTCAGAAACGCCTGCGTAGAATGATGTGCGACCGCTCTTGGTCCATGTCACAGTCATGCCGCCAAGCGAATCGTCATACCCAACTTTACTAACGTTTCCACTCGAACTAAAAACTTCCTGCTCCCAACTCATTCGTTGTACTCCCGCGCCTTGCCCATCATCAAATCGAAGCAGATAGGCAGCAACACTTCGTCGGTATCCTCCACCGTCTCATCCGCAAACAACAAAAACGGAATTTTCAGAATGCGGTTGCCGGGAAACAGGTTACCTCGATGGTCCGACCTGAGCAGGATAATGCGCCGTCGAGCTTTATCATGAGAACCGACCGATTGAAACTCGGCTTCACACTCGTCCCCGAAATGGACGGCACGTTGCTTGTCAACGTAACGCTGCTTAGCAGGCACACGGATATGTGCCTTGCGATCGGGATGATCCTTGAAAAAATGGATATCGTCGACATCGGGATTGTCAGCCATACCCCATCTCGTTCAGTTTTTGCTTGAGAAGATTCAGGCAATTTTTCATCGCCTGATTCAAAGAATCGTCGGTCGCTGCCTTGGCGATGACCGCCGCACGTGCAAGCGACTCCGCTGCTTTCGTGACCTCATCGATCATCTGTTTTTGAGCGGTAGCACGCGCGCCAAACTTATTGAGCGTTGCTGCGAGCGCTTTGTCGGTCTCCGCTTCCTCGCTTTGAAGCGCTTGCCGGCCGGCATCAGTAATGTAGCAATTATGACGTCCGGTTGGGTCTTGTGCAGACGGATGCCCTTTGAGAAAACCCTTGGAAACGAGCGCCTCCACCGGCTTCTCCCACCGGCCAATCGGCATCATAGGCTCGCCTTCGGCAGCAATCATGAGAACGGCGATTTCATCTTGCGTCAATGCCGGCATGACGACCCCATCAGCTTCAAACGCGTTAAGCAGCGCTTGGTCTTCCCTGCTCAGAGACACGTTCTTTCAATGCCTCCACGATACGGTCAAACACCTGCAACCACCCCTCATTCTCCAACTGATTGAATGTACGGTGTTTGGATGACCAGATGATATCACTGCCGTTCCATCCGATACGATAATCACGACCGCACCAAGAATACGGTATCCAGCACTCCATGTCCATAGTCGAAGCCATGTGCGCCAGCGAACTCTCGATCGCGATAACCATATCAAGATTGTGCAGAACACCGAACGTGTCGGTGACGTCGCGGATGTACGGCGACATATCCTTGATCAACATGCCGGCGCCGACGTTGTGCACATCCTGTGCATCCGGCCCTACCTGAAGAGAATATAGCTGAATGCCAGGAACGCGGTACAACTCAAGAAACCAGCGCACGTCAAGTGAACGATGCTTATCGATCTCATTCTTCGCCGATCCTTTCCATTGAATGCCGATGTGCAACTTACGATCCGGCACTTTCCACGACTTGTCAGCAAGCGGCGCGTAGATGGGCGTGATGTGCTTGGTCTTCCTGATCTTGTAATCGTTGAGCCCGAGCGCGTAGGGCAAGCTGACGAACGTCGTCCAGTAGTCCGCCTCGGGAAACGTGAACGGCGTCGGCATGATATTGATGTTGGGAAGATGCGCAAAGGCGTTCATGAACGTACGAACCAACTCGGACTGCACGCCGAGATGAACGTACGAACAACGTTTCACCGTCTCTTCGACGAAACGCGCGAACGTCAAGGTGTCGCCTAGCCCCTGGTCGGCAACGAGCAGCAATTGCTTGCCTTCCTCGCCGCGCCACTTGGGATAGGGATAACCCATGAACTGCTGCAGCTGATAACGGAAACGCACCTCGAACGCGTCGAGGCCGGCGGCAAGCTGGCGATCGAACAGCAGCGCGAACGCGTAGGCCATGCCATACGTCGTATTCGCCGGCTCGAAATCGAGCGCCTTTTTCGCGTACTCCACGCCCTTCTTAGTGTCGCCAAGCGTACCGATGATCTGCGAATAATTGAGCCACGCGCCGGCCAGCGTGGGATCGTAGTCGAGCGCCTGCTTGACATACTCAAGCGCTTCCGTATCCTTGCCGATCCCATGCAATTTCCAGGCAAGGTTCGTCAGCGCGCGACCGCGCTTATCACCGAGATCGCTGCACTCAAGCGCGCGGCGGAAGCAAGCGACACTGGCATGACTGAGATCGTTGGGAGACGGGTTGTCGTTGGCGTTGCACCCGCACTGATAGAACGCCTCGCCGAACGTGGGATCGACGAAGCAAGCGGAGTTGAACAACTGCCACGCTTGCGACAGGTTGGTGGAAAATGTCTTGTCCAGGGCAACCGAAACGCCCTGATTGAACAGCTTAAGTGCAGTCTGCCGGTCGCCCATCTTCGAGGATACTCCGATACTTCTTACGCAACTCGTCGGCGTCACACATGCGGTGATTGACAATCACCGAATCGATGGCACTTTTTTCATTCCACTGGTGGGTGTACTCGTTGGTATCGACGCGATAATGCAAAGGCTTTTCTTGCCTACACCACATGCAGACGGCTTTGATTTTTTCAAGCAACTCGGATTTCGTCACCTGTAAACTCCTGCAAGTTCCGCTTGATCAACCGTCTCACTTGTGTGTTGCGAAAAAGATTGCCGCTCCGATCTCGATAGCCACGAGCATTGAGTTCACGACGAATAAAGTCAACAGCCATTTGCGATTGGAGGGATTGCACGCAATCCAATATCTCACGCTCTCGCGGATTTGCAACCAAGCGCGCGGCACGCCCCACGCCGTCAATTTGAAATCCGTACGGAGCTTCGCCGCCGACATGTCCACCGTTTGCTTTCTTTGCACGCTTCCCCCCGCTCACTCTCTCGATGATGCGACTGCGCTCCATCTGGGCAAAAACCGCACCGATCTGGAAAAAAGCCGTAGACATGGTTCCGTGAAGGACTGATTCAGGACCCATGTCGTAAAGAATGAGATCGACCTTGCGTCGCTTGAATTCTTCGGCCATCTGCAGAGCGTCGAGCGCAGTGCGAAACATGCGATCAAGCTTCGATGCAACGATGACATCCCCCGCCGCCAAGCATTCGAGCATGCGCCCGCCGTTCGGGCGCTCGCCAAGAGGAATAGACCCGGAAACGTCAAGATCATACCATGTGACCACGTCCATCGATCCAATGCCTTTGGCCATGGCAACAGAACGACAAATGCGTTCTTGGTCTTCAGGAGACGTATTCGTCTTTTGTTCATGCGTCGATACACGTACATAACAATGCATCATGATACGTGCCCCCACGTCTTACGATCTCGAATATCGGCGATCGTTTTCAAAGTGACATTGAACCGTCGCGCAAGATTCGTCAAGCTAGGATTTCGTAAAAGTGCTGTTCTGATTTGTCGTATTTGCCGTTCAGTAAACTTCGCATTTGGATGACTAGTCCCACGCATTTTCGGTGTTACGTCACAATGACAGCGCGTACACAACCATTCGACTTTCAAAGCTTTCGAATGATCAGGATGATGCGCGTGTATCTTTACGCGCCCGAGTTTATCCAATCCTGGCTGTCTTCCACAACGTTGGCAATTTTTAGGACGAATCAACTTGCCGTTCGCTACAGCATTATTCGCGCGCGATCTAGCAAGTTCGGTAACAGGTAAACGTTTCAACGGCTTTTTTAAAACTACGCCCAAAGCAGATGCGCACTCGCGAGAACACACAAAACCAAATTTAGGTCGCGACGCCCATTGACTGCGTCTTGCTTGGCCTGCAGTCATTTTAAAACGTCGCTTACAATTTCCACAAACACCAAACATTGTATTGAGGCTCTCCCGGATGGATTTGAACCACCACGTCACACCGGATGTTCCGTTGGACAACAGGCGATAGCGAGTGGAGATCTCCATAACCTGTCGCGTCTACCATTCCGCCACGGGAGAAAATACATGCGACTTGCATTGCCGGTTCTCGGACCGGCGCTGCGAACCCTCCTACACCATCCCTTTCTCAATCGGAGAATCTGTAGTCGTTCGCACTACAGTATCCGACTTTTTCTCATTTTGCAACTGCCGAAGTAGCCAATGATATGTCGGCTTCAAGCCGACATGCAAAACGGTACGCGGTGCCCACCCCAGTTCCTTAAGAATAAGTGTGTTGTCGGAATTGCGGCCGAAAACGCCGACATTGCCGGCAACGTACTTCTTGCCCACTTGCTTGTCCGCGACATAGCAAATGGTCTCGATGAGTTGATTGATCGTCACGAGTTGCGCCGATCCAATATTGAGGATCTCACGGCAGTCGCTGCGCATCAGTCGTACGATCCCTTCGATCGCATCGTCGACATAAGTGAACGAGCGGCGCTGATGCCCATCACCCCACACCTCGATCTCGCCCCACGCAGGAGCTTCGGCAACCTTGCAGCACAGCGCCATGACGGACTTGGCGCGGTCGCCGCGATAAGGCGCACAGGGACCGTAAGTGTTGTGAAGCCGGCCGATGCGGATCGTCATTCCGTAATTGCGAGCGTGTGCGAGATACAGCGCCTCCGCAAAGAGTTTCTCGCGAGCAAATGCGTTGCTCGGGAAATAGCCTTCCGTCAAACTTTCCCTCGCTCCATCGCCCTGCGTATCGGGATAGACGCAAGCGGACGACGCGAAGAAAATGCGCTTCGCTCCAAATTGCTTGCACCAATCCAACACGTTGGCGTTGATGCGCGAAGAGTTCGCGAGGATGTGTGCATCGTTGTCGGAATTGCCGATATACCCCATGCCCCCGACCTCGCCGGCAAGCTGGTAGACCTCGTCAGCATCGGCAAAAATGAATCGTGCTTCGCTGGCGAGCAATGAACGCGTCAAATCGTGACAAAGAAAACTATCACAACTGACGGGACCGTAATCCTGTTGCCTGCGACTGACACCAATGACTTGATGCCCCTCGCGCTTGAGACGATTGCAGAGGTGGAAGCCGAGGAAGCCCCCGGCTCCAAGAACGACGCACTTCATTGCGACCTCTTAGGACGTGAGTTCTTTGACGATCCACATCACGGACTGCTCAAGCGCCGTGATGGCGAGAGCGTTGTAGCGTCCGGCCTTGACCTTCGCATACAACGCTTCCATCGTTTCGGCGTGAGACTTGATCTCGTCGTGAAGCGCCTTTTCCTCGGTCGTCAACGCGCGATAGCGCGGACGAAAGCGGCTCGTCGGCATCTTGGTATCGTCGCTTTGACGGGCATCCGGCTTGCCTTCAAACAGGTTTGTCATCTGTCATTTCCTTCTTGCGTTTGTACCAAGGTTGAAACTGCAACAAGAGTTGTGGATCGAAGCGATCCCACGTGCCCTCGAACGTGAGAGCGCGATCGTCGATCGTGAGGAATGCGGGCGGTTTCGTCGTAGGGAATTTGAGCTTGTTGATGAGATCAATAGCTTTCGCCGAACTTCCAAAAACGTGCACGGCATATGCCACGATCCAAGAACACATCGCTTGCACACCGGCAGGATCGTGCGACCTCGACGAGTAGATCTGCACGTCGAAATAATTGGTGGCGTTATCGAGCCATTCAAGCGCGCCGGGGACGGGAGGATCGGGGATAACTCTGGCGCCCAGCCACCGCGTCTTGTAGCTGTGAATGACGCCGTCAAAATCAACGAGTAAGATCGGCTTCGTGGCGACGCTGGTGGCGGGCGCGGTAGAAATCGGCGGTACGTGTCCTCTCCGTGTCGGATCGGTCAGGTTGTCCGCCATCTTTCTGGTGACGTCGTCGTGTGTCACGATTGCCTGTTCGGTCGTCATGCAACGCTTCCTTTACTCGTTCTCTCGCCGCCAATCTACGCAGTTGGATCTCGCGCTCGGTTTGCCGCGTAGACAACCAGCACTTATGATTTTGCGTGCAGTAGTTCAGCGGCATCCGGTCGGTTTTTCCGCAGTTCTGCCAACAATTCCTCATAGTGCATTTGACTGGTTGTCTCTTCTCCTGGTGGGATTTCTTTTGCGTCTTCGTCTGCGGAGTCGATGACTTTCGCCAAATCGGAGAAAGACACCAAGTCAAAAAACGTTTCGTTGTCGACGTGAGCCGTTTGAACGTTCGCATAACAGTGCTCGATATGCTCATCGATGAACGACGCGAGAGTGCGAGCATTGGTGTAACGCCGCCACATGTCAATATACGCGAGCAGCCGCGTGACAGCCATACATTTCTTGCAACGAAACCAAACTATTTCGTCGGCCATAATTATTCCTTCAACGGCTCCACGGCAGGCAACTTGTCCCAATCGAACGAGGATGACTTGTCCCAGTTCTGCTCGTCCTTGACACAAACGGCATAGAACGTCACGCCGGGATCGTGCGCAACGAGCTTGAGCGTGCGATAGGCAACCTGTGCGGGGACGGGGATCGTGATAAAGGGTTGATGGGGTTGCTCGGGCGGGAGATCGGGAAACGCCCGATATTTTGTGTAGGGGTCGGTGACCTCGATCCGCCCACCTTTCTTCCCGCCGCTGACGACGAGATCGCAGGGGCCGTTGATCGGCAACTCGATCGTCGCCCCTTTCTGCTTTGCTTCGTAGGCGAACGGACCATAGCCTTGCGACCACTTGAGTTGCCAATTGTCAGCGACATCGCCAATGCCGTGGTTGCTACTGACGTAACGCCCACCGAGAGCACCGACGTGATGCGCGAAGATCGTCGAGAACATGCCGTCGTGATTGAGCAGGGGGATGCGCGGCGCGGTGTCTATCACGTACTCGCCGTTATAGATGGCGTTCAAGCGCGCAATGTAATTCTCGAACTTGACGTCGTCGCGAAGGACATTGACGGGCTCTTTGACAATGGTCAAGCCCTGCTCTTTGAGCGGAGGAACCTGCCCGATCATCTCCACATCGGAAGGCGTGAGCGCGAGCGACGCGTAACCCTCGGACGCGAGCACGAGATCCTGATGCCAATCGGAGACGATGGCCTGATCGAGATTGCGCCACGGAAACCAACGGCCGACATCGACCTCCGCCAGTTGCATGAACACCTTGCGGTTCTCGCGCGTGTTGCCTGTGCGGAAATATTTCAAGTGAAGCTCGGCAGCGGGACGAGAGAGGATCTGCATGCCATAGCCGAGATTGTGCATCGCGGCATAGCCGCTATCGCGCTGAAAAAGAATGCGATCCTCGTAGGCTCTCGCGCTGACGGCACCCACTTGGAATCCATTGACGTCGCCCATACGAAACAAAGCCATCGTACGATCAAACCAATCGCCGGGAAGCAACACGTCGTTCTCGACGATGCCCATGTAGTCGTAGTATTTGTGATGGTTGAGCATCTTCGTGTAAGCATACGCAACGGCCGCGTCGGCGCCACCGCGGATGTTCTGATGCAGTTCGAACACGGCGCCGCGATCGATCTTTTCCAGCAAAGGCGCGTTGCGTCCGTTGGGCGTGACGGAACCGTCGATCCAGAATAGATCGAATCTGTCGGGTTGGAACAGCGGGACGATGGTCTGCTGCGTCAACTCGGGGCGATCTTTTGTGAGGAAAGCAATCGCGACCTTATTCACTCGGGAATCTCCAATTCCGGTTGATCAAGCTTGTACTTTTTGCGCAATGCCGGCGCGTCGTACCAGGGACGCCCTGTTTTCTCTGATGCCTGAAAACCATCAGCCGCTCCCGTAGATCTTGCGCAACTTATTGAGATCATCAGGCGCGAGATCAGCCGACCCTATCAAATCGCCGACTGCAGCATATGAAGCGCGATAACCTTTCTCGTGCTCGATCACGACGCCCCACAACGAGACCGTGCCGAAAACGATAGGCCAGTTGTTATCATCGCCGTTCAAATCGGTTGCAAACAAGCTTGAGCCGCGCCAGCAGCGAAACATCGCGCAATAAAAGACGACTTCCTCCGACTCCTTGAACGCGTAGACACCCTCGCGCTCCTCGTTGACATCGCCGGTCACGACGCCGCTGGGCTCCCATATCGTCTTGGAACGAAACGTGCTGTGAAGCCGCCACTGCGGATCGACCTGCCACGCGCGATAGCCGATTATCTCGCCGGCTCTAATTCCGGCGTCTTCAACGGCTCGCTTGGGCTTGTCGGGATAGAGGGCTCCGAGGGAGACGAAGGATGAGGTGTGGACGGTGGCGGGCTGGGCGAAAAGTGAGGCGAGTCCGCCGGGATTGGATGCACGAGCGGGATTACGGTATGGCGTCTGACGGGTTCTCCAATGTTTGCCATCGAGGTCTCTCCTGAATTGCTCACTGAGCTTGTTGAAGTGCTGCAACTTGAAACCGCCGGAATCGAAGAGCATGATGCACTCGTGCTCTTCGTCGCACCATTTCCAATACGCCGGAATATCAGTGCGTGCTCTACACTTGATCTCTTCGCTGCTTAGCACTTGCTGCAAATGCACCGTCGCTTTCGACAACCCCGGCTGCACGCCACGTGGACCCGGTTTCGCGAGCGCGCCGAGTCGGCCGGGAGCAACGATGACGAGATCCCACTGCATCATCCCGCCATCGCCTTTTCGCAATCTGCGATCCACGCTGCCGTCAAGTCAGGAGAGAAGCAGCTGAACTCGTCATAGATTTTCTTGACGTTGGCGAGCACCGAGTTTTCGCGAGGGCACGTCGTTTGCCACAAGCAAGTGTTGAAATCCTCAATGCCGCGCATACCGTCCATCTCAAGCGCGAGGTCGTCGAGCAAGTAATGCTGGTTGCGCTCCTGATAGACGAACGGGCGCCCGAGATGCACATAGAGGTCAAGCGTCTCCATGATGCGCTGGCAGATGAGCGACGCGAAGATGTCGTGATAGCGAGTATCCTCACCGTCAATGAGCGGCATGAACATCGCGGGTGCCAATTCACGAACGAAAGCGGTGTTCTGCGAATTGAAGATCGTCATGCAACGATGCGGGTTGACCACGACGCCGGCACGTGCCAACTCCGATACGTTGAGACGCGTAGGGTTGGTGACGAT